CGGCAATAAAACATACGAAAAAAGAACACTTACTTTAAACCTTAAAGAATCACCCATATATTACATCAATGACTGCTAAAGCACTAAGTTCAACTGGGAGTACCATGTTGTCTAGACCATAAAACTTCTCTAATGGATTCACATAATCTAATACATTCATCTTTTCCATCATTGCATAGATCCCTGTCACTGATGCTACATTCCTAGTAAGTATGCCTTCCTGATCAAATTGCATTCCCACTCCCACATTCTCTATCCATGACTTTAGGTAATTTATAACAACTCTGGCGTTCTCTATTGTAGGGCTGACTGTGTGACCTGACTTTTCTGATTTTAGACCCTTGTCCTTCACATCCTTAATTTTCTCATAGGTCCCCGAAATTGCTGTCGAAAATAGATTGTCCAATGAAGCAACATTCAGTTTGTCCTCTTTGCTAGAGCCAGCCGCTGATAATGAATCTGATTCCATGTCGAACACATCATCAAAATTAAAGTTGTCAAGCATATTCATTCCCACAAATGCATTCATGTCAATATTGGCCACTGGACTATTATTTGAGCTCCTTTCAGCAACCTGAACATTTTGGACCATGGTAGAGCTAGTTAACTCATCTTTGACTGATGTTCCATTATCAACTTCCTCATCCGAATCTGTATCATCAAAAAGATCAAATATCTCTACTGTTTGAACATTGAGCTCCCCGTCCGCTGATTCATTCTCTGCTGCTGCTATTACCTCATCTGCCCAGCTGTCGAATTTTGCCTCATCTTCTTGAGAGATTTGCACATCTGCCTCTTCTGCTACATCATTCAAGGGATTCATGTACAGAGGCACAATGTTTTCATCATCACTATCTATATCCTCAAACGAATGTGGGTCAGTTTTCCCTGTGGTTAATAAATCTTCTTCTGCTGAGTGCATGTCCCAGTCTTCCGAGTCCAGATCTGCTCTATCGCCCGCTGCTGTTTTGCATAGGAAGCTGTGGTTGTGATTCCTTCTGTTACCCAGATTGAGTAGGTACTGTGTGAACCTTGACGATGAGTAAGAGACTCCGAATTTTGGATTTTTAATCATGAAAGTTCTCAAAATGTCTAACTGAATTGCTGTGAGATCAGTTTCAACAAACTTTTTTAGAACCTTGTTTATAACAAATTCTGGAGTATTAGTCGTTGAGCCAACCAAAATAAAATCAAGAGCTGAGTTCAATTCCGCCCAGTACATGAATCTATTTTTCTCGAAGTTGTTCGTTATTTTGGCCAACTTGGCATATGCTTTCACACCAACTTTCAAATCATTATGGGTTAGGGTGTATCCAATCTTGAACTCTTCAATAGACCCTGGGTTTAAGTAAGTCACAGGCAACGAGTAGTCTGATGTCTCCATCATCAAGCACATAGATCCTGGTGTCGCTGTTATATTGAACTCTGTGCCCTGTGTCAATTTCCTAAATATAATGAAATCCTTCTCTATTTCAGTCTTCCTGAAGTTGAGCCTGTTGTTTGCTTTGTTTTCTTTGATTGGGAACCAGTGATTCATTTTATTTACTCTAAAGTTAGAAAATTGCTCAATGATGTTAGAACTCCACTCCTCTTTGATTCCAAAATCGGATTTTGTTATCTCCAAGTTCCTGCCAGTTATATCAGAGTCAAAGTATATAATGTGTCTGTAACTAGTGACCCTTCTGTGTCCTTCAGTCTTGACAGTTGTCATTATTGTGTGTAGACCCTTTGATGAACCTGAATTGAAGTTGAGATACTTGGTCTTGGCATAACGGAAAAAGGTATCATGTCCTATATAGTAATCATGAGCAAAAGTCAGTCTGCCATTCAAAAATGAATTGATGGTTTCTCTGGATAGGACAAGCTTAACTTTTGCAGAACACCAAGTGCGAATGGTATTAACAAATGCATCCTTTGACTTTGCGTCAACCAATATTGTTCTCGTTGGAGCAGCGGATGATGTTATCTCAAAGATGTCACCTCTAGTTATCACAGCCCTAGCGCTAGTAATTCCCACCACAGAGCTTGGAATGTGTCCCCCATTGATGACCGAGTTTGCAACAGATGTCTCAAAGCTTGATGATATCTTAATTAGATCTTGAAACCATTTGGAGTGCGCATAAGGTTTGGATCTCTCAACATCAAGCTTCACTGAACCATCTAAGACCATGCCTAACCTTTCTGCAAACTTGTTTGATATTATATCATGACATAATTCCCTTAAGTCATCCACTCTGTTAGGCAGAATCATTTTTGTATCTTTTCTGATGAACTTTTCATAGAGGGATATGGCATTGTCAGCCAGAACAACAGCATCAACCAGTGGCATTGGGTCTTTAGGTTCAGGAACATCAATGGAAGTGTAAGCTGTCGCCAATCTCTTGTACTCGTTGATCAAGGGAGCTGATTTCTTTCCTGCCATAGTTTTGATCATTGCAAGCAAGTAAGAATCTGAGTCAGAAGCTGTGTGCCCTCTTAGTGTCACTCTCTGAATGGTTGGTGATATAGAAACTTTTTTGAATGTCTCTGCCTCTTGTGAAGATAAGAACGTCATGATGCTCTTTGCATCTCTGAATCTAACTGACAACTGGGCTTCCATTATCTCAAACTCTGGCTTGTGTGGTATGATTCTTGCAGCTTGATTCATCTTGAAAGAAGCTTCTGAGTACGTTAAGTTTTTTAGAACATCAGAGAAGTCTTTATGGGACATCACTTCAGTTGTCACTCCCATAATGGATTTGAAAGGTGAATGCTCTGACATTCTGAGACACGGTCTCGTGTAAGATGCCCAAGGCTCTGCCATTCTGACGAAGAAACTATTAACACCCAAGTTAGTCTCTAGTGTTGAGACACTCGTTCCTCTGAAGATCGAGAACATGAAATCACCAGCCCTAGGTGAATCCCTTCTGATAGTAGCAAACTCGTCAGGTATGAGCCACTGCGAGATTCCGTGTCTGCGTTCGAACTGGGACAACTTCCTATCAGTCTTGACCATTTGGAATATGCCTAATGGACCGGTTCCCTTGAAGATTGTCAAATCTCTTGCTTGAAAGGATTTCTTGACTCTTTCTGATCCTGTTCTGGAAAAATCTGCAAGTGATAATTCTTCTGGGGGACACAATAAGGAATTCACTGTTAATTTGGCATACTCATCAGCACCCATTGAGTTTGATATTCTCTGATAGAAATTAGCAACACCTCCCGAAAGGATAGTGGTTATTGGTTCTATGACAGGAAAGCCCCCGAGCTCCACTGGCTTATAGTAATTGTCAGACTTGACGAACTCCCATCTCAACCACTGTTCAGTATGCAACACAAAGTTTAAAACAGTTAAAATAACTGAACCCATGTAAGATCCACCAGATGCTAGGTAATTTGAAGCTGACGCCATAGCGCTCAAGTAATCCTCCATGTGATTCACACCCATGCCTACATCAACCTTAGCAATCCTTTGCTTCAATGATGGTGTTGCCATTGTGCCTCTCTTAAAAAAGATGGAATTCAGTTCTGCGATGTGGAAGTTAAATGCTGACTTAGGGTTGCTGCGAACAATGTTGAATAAGTTTCCTACTCTAAGACCCGCAGAGTGAGTGAATTTGACAACTTCTACCCTATTGAGTCCAAATGGGATAAACTCAACGCATTCTGCATCATCAGAGGTAGCCAAAAACTTCAGGGTGACAGTTGGGTAAATCTCAGTGACAACAGCTGCATGAGCCCTAGTCTTAATTGCATGCACCATTGATGATGTTTGCTGATAGATACCTTGACACATACCCTGAAAAATTCTAGCTTCAAAAATCATGTGGCCAACCTTTGGGATAGCATACTTTATGAACTTATCTATCTGCAATGAGTTACTGAAATTCATGTTCTTTTTTGTTATAAGATCAATAAGGGATTCTGGGAACTTGGCTCTTTTATCAAAAGTGAGGTCTAACACCCTGTTTGCCAATCTCATGAGCCCTGGTTCTTTCGATAACAATGGGAGAAGGCAATACGCAAAGAAGTTCATGTTGTGATTTGGTCCCCATCTCTTTTGGTCTGAGTTATCATAACAGTGAGTGCCTCTCTTCCCTTTTTCTTTCTTGAAAGAGTCAGATAGCAAGTCTTCAATTATCTTATCCTTGTTTGGGTTATTAGCAATTTCTGTGTCACCTATCTGCTGGGAAAGCTCTCTTGTTATGGTTTCAACAAACAATGCACCAATCCTGAAGTTGAAGTTCAGCACACTGATCTCCCTGTGGCCTTTCTGATCCTTTTGGACAATCCTATACCTATACACAATTGACCCATCATTGAATTGGTCCATCACACTAGAAATGATAGAAAATGTGGGTCTGTTTTTCTTTATGGTGTCCATCATGTATGTAGAACCCAGAATGTTTTTGTTAACCCTTTTGGGATCGTGCCCAACTTTCTTGACCATTGACTCTAACACAGCTGAAGCAGCTCTGATGCCCTGATGGTCTCCTGTTGATGTCCCCTCATCCATACTCCCTCTCATGGTGCAAGCTTCAATGGGTGCTTTGTTGAGTCTGGAATATATCAACTCGAACGTACTATCGGGGATACTCATGTGCACGGCTGTGGCACCTATGATATAAGCACTAGAACCAGAATACCTATTTGATTTGAGTATGGCAAGGGATGTTGCAAACTCCACCTCTTTCTCTATCATGTTCTTATGCATTATATACTCAACTGCTGAGTTCTTACTCATTTTGTAAATGGAAAAGAAAAATGGACTGAGACCTGCTACAGCATTGTAATCCTCTTTCACTCTGTTTAAGTATATGTCTCTCTCATCCAAAATCTCATTGAAACAGATTGCCTCAGATACTTCATGAAACGATCTGAATTTGTTATAGATATTGCAAATGTACATGGATGATATTGTCTGTGAGAAACTCTTTGACGGAAAGCTTGTATGAGGGAAAGCAACAGACAGTTCTTTAGTATCTTTGTTTTCTATATCTGACAGCATTCCTCTTGTGGATAGGCAACACAAAGCAGCTGACATTTTAAATGCCCTAAGCAAATAGAGTATCTCCCAGTGATGCCTAACTCTCATGAATGTTGTTTTATCCACAATATCAGCTGCTGATCCGCCATAACCAATGGCTGACATGTAGAAATACCTCACCTGTTCTGCAGACTGAGCAAACTGGTCCCTATTAATCAAAACGGTAAAGGCAGAATCAATCAGCACCTGAGATATAACCCCATTGGCGATAGCTCCAGAATCCATATTGTTTTCTATCTCCCAGCTGGCTAAGGACACCCATATGAAAGGCAATCTGATCCCGTAACTCAATTGGTTTGGGTCCATGGAGTAGAAACCAGTCATTGAAGTGTTTCCTTGTTGCTGACTCTTAAGCCTGGTGTGTTCTGGGTTGGGAATTCTTTCATGCTTGTAAATGACAGAGAAACAGCATCTCTTAAAGCTATCTAATGTTGAAGACATTTTCACAATTGTAACTGAATCATACGAGCCATTAGTTCCAACATAGTATGTGTTATCAGAAGGTGATGTTTTAAGGGAAGCCAAAACAGACTTGCAAACTTCATAGTAATGAGACATGGATGAACCAGCATAACTCTGTCTGATAGCTGAGATTAAAGCATCTAGGAAAGATGTAGTAGATCTGCCAAAGTTATCCATATCGTTTGACGAAAGGGCACTGATAGTCAATATCTTCTTCCAAATATCATCCGTCGGCAGGTTCAAAGACATGCTCTGGAAATAAGCAGCATCAGAAGTGTACTTTGACTTCGCTTCTTCAATGTAATCAGTCACATCTTCATCAGTTGGAACAGTGTCGAATTTGAATTTCCGTTTGTCCTTCTTTTCACCGTTTGATGTGAGAATCCTTTTCAATTTGGAGTCCATATGAGATTTGGAAAATTTAATGGTGAACACATGCCCTTTCTTTCTTTGAATAGCAACTTTAAACTTGGACGGTTCTGCAATAATACCATTTGACTCACACAATGGGAATTCCTTATATATAGCTAACTTATCAGCCTCATCGACTGTAACAACATCATCCGTTAAGCACGCTGCATGGATTCCCTTAACCAACCAATTATCGGATAGTGATGCCAGCTTTGCAACCAAATCCCTGTTCTCGTTGGGTAAAGCACCGTCTAACATAAACAATGGCTTAAATGTTTGCGCTTTCTTCAGTAACTCCCTGAGGCCTTCAAAATAAGGAAAGTATTCTGGGTTCTTCTTGTTACAAGACATCAAATACTTTATGGAATCAGAATCAGATTGCTTAACTACAAGGTTTTTTGACAAGAGAAGCAATTCATCAGGGATCTCAGTTTCCTTATAGTCACCAGGAGGGCAAGAGTTATCCATGTGGGCAAGCTCAAGAGTGGTCCGTCTGTAAACCTCTTTACAATTGTTTATGTACTCGTTCCTATATCTCTCATCCATGCTAGATACATCATCCATGAACCTTAAGCCAACTGTCCCTGGTTCAGATGAGGAAAAGGTGGGGGTTATATCAATGTGGAAGTTCCTTGGATTGAATTGGTAAACTAAATAATCTGCATCTTTGTATTGGTTCAACTCAATGTTTTGCATCAGGATATTATTTTTCTTGTTTATTATGTTATGGTTCCTAGAAGCAGTGAAGTCAATGAAAACAAGTTTGTCTGTCTTATCATCTAGGATTACCAAATCACAATCAACTGGAATAGCAGAGCAGGAGTTCTCGATAGACACAATACTGTATTCAACATACTTCCCAATTGCTGTCATAGAACTGACCACATCAAATATTTCAAGTAGGTGAGCCAATCTAGATGAGAGAGACTGGTCAGGAACAAATCTGAGTCTAGCAGCAAGATCCGATGGCATCAAGGAAAGGATGATCTTATAGTCATCAGCAGTGATTGTGGATTTGTCTGCAAGATAGGACGACAGCTCTGACAACTTGTCGAAGTAGAAAGAAGTTTCAAGATCGTCTCTAGTTACTGAAGAAGTCATGTTTACGAATTTGAACTATAGTTAGTTAAGTTTTTAGTTTTGGTTACTTTTATTGCCGG